TCCAACCCTTATGAAGTGATCCATTACGAGGGCCACTCCGAGGCATCGGAATCTTGTGTTTCTTACAGAGTTTTGAAACCCCAGCAGTTGACCATTTTTGACCGCATCTTTCAAAAGCTAGGTCGGAAACTTCTTTCAGGGTTTTGCCTTGTTCGATCAGTGCCTTTAGTTCCTCGCCTGATACAACGTGTTCTAGGATTCTTTTCATCGGCACTGACAATGCCTTGGGAGACTGTTATCGTCAAGGTTTATGATAAACCAGTAAGCGAAATATGGGATATTGATGTTCCTGAGACTGGAAACTACTTCATTGGCGATGTCCTGCAAAAAAACTCAGGGAAAACTCAGTGGGGAGCGTTCTCCGTTGTCCGTGCAGCCATCGAGAACCCCAAGTCTGAGATATTCTGCTTTGCTCAGACATCCGAAGTCAGCATTCGCCAGCAGCAAAGTGCCGTATGGGACTGGCTACCAGAGAATCTTAAGACCAAGCAGACAAGCGCGAACACCTACATCTCCTACAAGAAGAAGACTGGCTTCACGGACTCATCGTTAATTCTTCCCAATGGGTCACAAATCATTTTCAAAACATATTCTCAGTATCAAAATAACCCAACGATTCTTGAAGGTGCGGAGCTTGGATCTAAGAATGCTGTGTGGCATAACATTGGAGTATGGCTCGATGAATATCTTTTGGGACCGGAATTAATCAATACGCTTAGATTCCGACTAGCCACGCGTAATGCCAAGATGCTGGTGACGTTTACTCCAATCGACGGATGGACAGAAGTGATTAAGGAGTATCTTGACGGTGCGACAACAATTGAATCGCGAGCAGCGGAGTTGCTTAACGGGGAGCTGGTTCCATACGTTCAGAAGTCTAAGAAGTTGAATGCTTCAGTGCATTACTTCCACTCTCAAGACAATGCTTTTGGTGGATACGAGCGAATCAAGGAAACGCTGTCAGGACGGACCAGGGAAGAAATTCTTATTCGCGCCTACGGGGTTCCAATGAAGTCCCACGCAACTAAGTTCCCCAAGTTCAACAAGGTTGTTAACGTGGTGCCTCCAGACAAAATCCCGACTAAAAACATCACCCGTTATCATGTGATTGACCCGGCTGGGGCAAAGAACTGGTTCATGTGCTGGATTGCAGTTGATGAGACTGGAACATTTTGGGTTTACCGTGAATGGCCGGGGGTTGACGTTGGAGACTGGGCTGAATGGAAGGGTGGGAAATGGGTTCCGGGGCCGGGATCTAAAGGCCAAGGATTCGGTATCCGTGACTACATCGAGGCGATTCAAGAAATGGAAGGGGAAGAAGAGATATTTGAACGTCTTATCGACCCCAGACTAGGGGCGGCAAAGTATCAAGTGCAAGATGGATCTTCCTCGATTATCGAAGACTTGAACGAATCAGGAATGGTTTGTGTTCCGGCACCCGGACTTGATATTGACGATGGATTGCAAGCACTCATTGGCAAGATGTCTTGGGATAGTAGCAAGCCGCTTGATTCCGTGAACCGACCAAGATTCTACGTTAGTTCTGATTGTGAAAACATCATTCAGGCATTATCTGAATACACTGGAGAAGGTGGGCTTAAGGAAGCGTGGAAAGATCCAATTGACGTTTGCCGTTACGGTGCTATCGCTAATCTTGATCACGTTGACAACAGCCAGTCATTTGTTACAACTCATGGGTCTGGTGGATATTAACTAAAAACGAACATGGAACCTAGTAAGGAAATAAGAGAATTCTTAGAAGAGAAGGATCGGCAATACAGAGAACGTCACCCACTCACAAGTGATGAACGACACAGGGAAATACTAAAAGCATCAAGCCAAGTAACACTAGATGACTACAATCCTGATGCACAGTGGACATTCACAGATGGTGAGTCTCCGTTTGAGTGGTATGACGCTCAAGTCAAAGCAATGAATCATTTTGGTCATATTTTTTGCATCAATCCATTTTACGACAACTTCAATAAATTTACACGAAACGGAGAGCTTAGGCCGCCTGACTCACCTGATATTTTTTGGGGTTGGGAGTTCAAATCAACAAATGACATGTTGGATCGATTGACCGGATCGTGGCAACATTACTCAGACATGACGATTAGGACGATTAAATATCTAAAGGCTCAATGTGGCATTGAGTTCCCAAATGATTGGGGCAACCAATTCATAAAAGCGGAATGAAAAAAGTAGCAAAAAAAGCAACGAAACGGGGGCGCCCTGCAAAGAAGACGCTCATTATTGATGAGTCTCCATGCAGTATTGACAGCCTAATCAACCAACAAGTTGAAGACGACTTTCTAGTGATGCGGATCTGCAATAACCCAAGCTGGGTCATTGTGCGAATGGATGGACTGGCTGTTCCGGTCAAGTGTCCTGTCAGATCTTCAAACAAACTAGTTGGCAAACGAATTAAAGTGTGCCTAGTATCAGCCGAACCTGAAGATTATTACGAATACGTATCATGATTGAATCGCAAGAAATTGAAGATGAGTCCCTTGTCTATGCCGATAAAGAACCTGATATCGGCGCGTTGACTGATGCGTATGATACGTGTCTGATCGACTTGGATTACTATTTCGAGTCCTGCTTGAGGTCGTATAATGATCGGCGGAACATCTGGGACGGGAAATCCGACGATCTACGCAAGAATGGCGCGAATGCTTTCCCATGGCAGGGCGCGTCCGATCAAGAGGTGAATGTCGTTGGCGAACGGATTGACATGTATGTGTCTCTGTTCGACCAAGCACTTCAGCGCAGTCACATCAAGGCGTTCCCAACATCTATGGCTTCAATGCCGCGAGCTTCTATTGTGTCGTCGTTCCTTAAGTGGATGCGCTCGACATATATCCCTGACTTCAAGAATCAAATGGAGTTAGGGGCAAACTATTTGCTAGAGAAGGGGATTATGGTATCCTATGTTGGATGGAAGCGAGAAAAAAGAACATATCTGCAACAAGTCACCATCGACCAAATTGCCCAACAATCCCCTGATCTAGCGAACCTTATTATTGATGGAAATGACGACGAAGTGTTGCTTGGCTTGATCCAGCAAGCATTTCCAGACCTGTCGAACAAACGTGCAAAAAAAGCAATCAGGGATATGCGTAAAACTGGAACGGCTGAGATCCCGCTTCCTCGTCAAACCGTCGATTGCCCTATCGTTTATTCGTGTGCTCCAGATGGCGAGGTGATTTTCCCTCCGTATGTTTCCGATCCTCAACGCGCTCCCTACATTTTCTGGCGCACGTTCTTGACAGCTCAAGAGCTTGAGAAGAAGGCGTCCAACGAAGGGTGGGATCGAAAGTGGGTTGACTATGCTATCTCGAATCTTCGTGGAAAAGATTCGATGTATCTTGATGGGGAGAAAGTAAAGACTCAGACGCGACTTCCGATCACCGACGACAACGATCTTGTTATGGTCGTCTATGGTTATCAGCGATTGATTGATGAAGAGGATGGTTCTGAGGGCATCTATTGCACCGTGTTCCATCCGCAGACAGAGGGCTTCGCCAAGCATGAACTCCTTAACGGATACGACGATTATCCTTTCGTAGTCACTCGGCTTGCTAATGACCAGAAGAGAATGTATGAGGTGCAAACCTTTTCCGATATTCTCCGTGGACCTCAGATGCAAATTAAAACAGAGCGTGACAGCCGCATTGATCGTGCGTCTCTTGCAACTCTACCTCCTATTATGCATCCTGCTGCACGGCCTCCTTCTGATTGGGGTCCTGGTCGCAGAGTCCCGTATCGGCGTTTGGGTGAAATCACTTTCGGTCCGATTCCTCCGAGGGATGATGGTTCTATTGAGAGTGAGCTTTCAATGATTGCGCAGGCGGATCGTGCCATCGGACTTGATCTGACCAATCCTCTCACAGCCGCCCGTCAACAGTTCTACATTGGCAAGTTCTTGGATCACGTCCGTGACGTGCTGAATATGGCTTGGAAGCTGTATCAACGCATGGGACCGGATGAAGTGTTCTTCCAAGTTACTGGAAATCCTAATCCACAAACCATGACTAAGGGCAGTCCTGACGAGAACTTCTCTATTACCGTGTCATTTGATTCATTGTCCACTGATCCTGAAACATCGGAAACCCAGTTGAAGAACATGGTTTCTCTTGTCCAGCTCGACCGTAACGGCATCCTCGATGTCAACAAGCTACTTGAGTTCACGGCATCTTCCATCAATCCGATCTTTGCGGACTATGTGCTGCAACCTGTCGAGGAAGCGCAGCAAAAGGTCGCCAAAAACGTCACTGATGACCTTGCGAAAATCTTCGCAGGTATTGAGGTTCCGGCGCAACCAAATGGCGCACAGATCGCCATGCAGATGGTTCAAGCGTATGTCCAGCAACCGGACATTATGCAACGCGCACAGTCTGACGAAGCGTTCGGTGGTCGTCTCCAGAAATATATGGAGCAATACCAATTTCAGATGCAACAGATGCAAAACGCTGAGATTGGTCGTATTGGGACCAATCCGGCTCAAATGGGCGGCGTGACAACTCAAGGAATGCAGCAATAATCTCCCTAATAATAAATATAAACAATAATATGCCAGCTAAAAAATCAAATAGCACAAAAAGATATTATCATGCAGATAATTATACTTACGACGAATACTCCAATGGCCTAACGATGAGGAATTTTACTGATCCTGTTCGTTCTAAGCTATATGATGAGCAGAGCAAGATGGGTGCGGTTGGACCAGAAAGAGTAACGGACTATGTTAAAAGACTTGATGCGCGAAAAGAATACATTGATAAAAATCCAGATTTGCGCGTTTTAGATACAAGTCAAAACAAATCCCGAGGGACATCTTCTTCTTCTGTTCGCAAAATTATCAAATAAATAAAGTAAGGAAAAGTAAGTCTATATGACACCGCTACCAAAGCCAACAATCCAGCAGGCTATTGAATCGCTTTCTGATCGTGATGAGTTCAAGGCAATCGTTGAATTCGTTCGTGATGAACGTGAACGGTTCTTCGCTGATCTGCGTCAATGCACTGAAACCAACGAGGTGATGAAGATCGCCGGAAGTGTGGCAACCTTGGATGAGCTATTGTCATTGCTGTCATATCAAAGTGCTTGACACTGATTTGACGTGGTGTTTTATTTGCCTCGCCAATCTGGTTTGTTTGGTGTAGTTTGTGTCAACATAACTGAGGTCGAAGGGTTTTTTCGTTTTCCCTTCGGCCTCTTTTTTGTGTCGATTTTGATACATTACTAAACTGCTTGACATGCTAATGATTATAGTATTGATTCTTCACGAACACGCACCGCCGAGCGTAAATGGCGTTTTAAACAAACATTATGAGTAATCCAGAAGCCACCGCCGAGGCTATTGAATCGGTGTCTAATTTGTCATTTGAAGAGCTTGTAGCTCAACGTATGGCCCGACAAACCTCTACTGAAGAAGAGCCTGAAGAAGAATCTAATGATTTGCCTGAAGCCGAAGACGAAGATCCTGCCAGTCTAGACGACGAGGAATCCTCAGAGGCTGAAGAAGAATCAGAAGAAGAATCTGAAGAGGAAGCCGAAGAAGAGTCCGAAATTGACTTGCTGTCTCTTACGACTGAGCAAATTCAATCTCTCGCCAAAAAAGGTAAAAGCCGATTGCTGCAACGCATTGGTGAGCTAACCGCTCAAAAGAAAGCCTTGGAGGAGAAGATTCAATCCCAGCCTCAGTCGCAAGCCAAGAGCATTCCTCAAGACGAGAATCCATTCCGAGAAGTTTCATCGTTTGATGAGCTTAAAGGAAAGTATGACGAACTTGAACGGACGCTTGAAACAACTGATGAAATCCTAGAGGAACATGAAGATTATGGTCCTGACGACATCATCACTGTTGGTGATAAAGAATTCAGCAAAAAGCAAATTCGGAAAGCAAACCGTAATGCTCGCGAAGCACTGACGAAATACATTCCCGCCCAACAACAGCATCTTGTTAAGATTGCCCAGTATGAGGAAATGTCCAAGCAGTATTCGGAAGCAGCTAGGAGTGAAATTCCAGAAATTCAAGATGAAGAATCTGAGATTGGAAAGAACTTCAAAGCATTGGCGTCGGACCCATTGATTGAGCGGATTAAATCCCAAGTTCCCGAAATCGGATTTCAAATTGAATACATCTTGGCTCATGCCGCTCGTTCTCTTTATGGGAATAAGAAGATCAAAACGCAATCAGCGATGGGAAGTAAGTTGAAGGTCAATCCATCTTCAACCCCATTTGGTGCTGGAGCGGCGAAGTCTTCTTCTCCTGCAAAAGCGAAAGTAGCAGACGCATATAACCGCTTTGAAAAAAGTGGTAGCCCGGAAGAATGGATTGCTGCCAGAATCGCTAAATTCAAATAACTTCTAAATATCAAATATCATGCCCATTAGTGCTACCTATCAACCGAATGCTCCTACTGCCAAAACTGGCCAAGGTTCCGCAATCGCCAACCGTGAGGATCTCAGCAATGAACTTGCTATTCTTGCCCCAGAAGAAACTCCAATCCTTTCGCTCGCAAGCAAAGGAAAGGCATCCTCGACCTTTTCCGAATGGACTGTCGATAGCCTTTCCGCACCTGTGACAGTTGGTGTCGCGGAAGGTTCCGATGTGAGTTCGTTCAGCGACAAGTTCTCTGACCGCGCCCGCCTTGGCAACTATATTCAACTCATGCGTCGAGATTACCTCGTGTCGAACCTGCAACAAGCTGTTACTAGCGTTGGTCCTGCCAACATCGCACAAGCTGAAGCAAAGTCGATGCGTGAAATTAAGCGTGACATCGAAGCGACCATCGCTTCCAACCGTGAAATGACCGTTGAGAACGGCGCGGGAACTCCATACGCAATGCGCGGTCTTGGTGCTTGGATTCAAGTTGCTGCCCAAAGCGTCAATCCAGTTCCATCTGCCTATCGCACCCAAACTGGTTCGATTCTAACTTCGGCTCCAAGTGAGTCCGCGTTCAACGGCATGCTTGGTTCGATTTTCGCTGCTAACGGTGAAATGAACAGCCTCACGCTTGTTGCTAACACGGCTCTTCGCCAAGTAATCAGCGGCTTCACCCGCAACTCCGGGGTCAGCACAGGTGTAACGTACCATGTAAATCAAGAAGCTGCTAGCAAGCAAATCACGCTTTCTGTCAATCTTTACGATTCCGACTTCGGCATGGTGAAGATTGTCAACGGCAACCCTGCCTGTATGACTTCCGCAATTACTGGTTCGGCCAACGTCGGTTACGTGCTTAATCCTAAGTATCTTGGCTTTAACACCCTTATCCCAATGGGTGCTACCCGCCTTGAGAACCAAGGTGGTGGTGAGCGTGGTTATGTGGATATCGCCGGAACTCTTGTCGTCAAGCATCCGCAAGCACACGGCAAAATCGCTTACTAATCCTAACTAAGAACAATAATATATGAAATTGAATAACAACGAGACTGGACGCGGCTTTACCGACGTTATCGTGCTCACTTCGGCGGATCTTGCCGCAATCGCCGCTGCTGGCGGAACCAAAACCATTGGCCTGATTCCAAAGGGTGGTGGTATTCGTGGGGCAAGCATCTCGACTGCTCGCACATTCACTACCGCTGGGACAACTACCGCCGTTGCTGCCAATGGCGCGGTGTCCGTTGGTATCTCTGGAACCGCAGCAAAGCATATCGCTTCCGCTGTTCCTCCTGCAACCGTCGATACCGCTGCCCGTTTCAATAGCGGTAGTGGTTGGACTACTGGTATTCCTGTGGTGATTGATATCCCGACTACTGCGGATATCCCGGTGATCCTCACTGTTGCTGCGGGAACCACTACGGGTGCTTATTCGGCACTTGATGGTCAGATTGTTATCACTCTTGATATCATCGACCCTGTGGCGCAAACGCTGTAAATAACAATTTGAGGGGGAGGTTAAAATCTCCCCCTCTCATTTCTTCCTGCCAATGATCTGCGAAGAAGCACTTACCTCTGCACTTGTTAAAGAACTATGTTCTGGACGGGCGTTCAAGGAGGCAATGCAAAACAAAAGGGAAATTGAAGCATCTGCGGAGGCGCGAGCCATGAGAGATGCGAAGTCGTCGCTAGGTAAGCCAATTGGGGCAATTCCTCAGCACGAATACTTTACTATTGCCAATAAATACGGAACCGAATGCTGGGATGACCGAGAATTCGTCCGTGACTTTTTTAAATCACAAACACACTTGAGATCAGGAAACATCTAATATGCAGACTAGGACATACTCCGAATTGTTTTCGCTTATTCAAGCACTCTGCGGAGTAGTGTTTGCATCTATTGAGACACCTCGCATTAAGGCGTTGATCAACCGCAGGGCTTTGCGGGCGTATCGCTCAAGCAATTACTGGACAAGATTCCTAAAGATTGGTGAAGAGAGAGCAGTTGGTCCCGGTGGAAGTCCGTCAGTCCAAGCATCCGTCGAAATTGGAACCGATAACTCTAAACTTAAATTTACCGCAAATCCTATTTCATTTGTTGGCGCAGATGGAAATAATTGCAGGGTTCGTGCCATAGATCCCGGAACTAATAATGCTTCGCTTAGTTCATCCCAGTCTGGATATGATCTCACAATCAGTCTTGGAACTGACTCAAGCGGATACCCGAAAAGCACCGCGCTGCAAATTAAATATCTCCTGCTGGACTCTTTCCTCCCTCCAATTTTATGCGATTTTGGAAATGGATCTAATGGTAGTGGGGTATATGAAGCCCACGACTATGTATTATTAGAAGGAGGCGCCAATGCGGTTCCTCCGCTCGATATTCCAGAAAATGTTGTTCCGTATTCAGAGTCTGGATTACAACCAATTGACACATTTCTACGTGTTTATAAGCAGGAACCTTATGTTTCGGCTTCTGTTCAGGAGTATGACATTATGGTGACTGCTATCGGCGCGACTCTTGTATGCGGCGACCTAAATCCAACTGAGGCATTTGTGACCTATAAAGCGCAACTTGTGGATACTTACGGTGACGGTAGTGGAGAGGTTCCCACAATTCCCGCTGAGTGGTATCAATATATTGCTCATGGGACGTATGCTGACTACCTGAGGGCTGAAGGACAGCAAGAAAAGGCCGTGATTGCTGATCAAGAAGCTGAGATGCTTCTTCAAGATGAATTGATCAGGCTTGACGAGAATCACACAAGCGGGTTAGTTTCCAACCGCATCTTTACAAACGCGAACATGCAAATGCGCTACTGATGAAATACGCTCTTGGAAACATGCTTAATGGTGCTGGCGGGTTGAATCCTGACGGTCTTTCCCTCGACCTTCAATTCGCCACTGACAAGACGCTGACCGCAAGGAAAGGTCCAACTCCGGTGCTTACCCGCGCAAGCACAGCGACGTTCATCGGAAGCGACGGTCTTATCCAATCTGCTGCAATTAACCAAGCCCGCTTCGACCACGATCCTGTTACACTCGCGTGCAATGGGTTGCTGATTGAGGAGAGCAGGACTAACTTGGTATTCCCAAGCGAAACGCTAACCACCCAAACACGCACTGTCACAGCGGTAGCACACACGTTGAGCTTTTATGGAACTGGAACTATTGTATTATCCGGTGTGGCAGTGGCAACGGTCACGGGAACAGGAGCTTACCCGACACGCACCATCCTTACCTTTACGCCAACCGCTGGTAGTCTTATCTTAACCGTAACAGGCTCGGTGACAGAAGCACAACTAGAAGTCGGAGCCTTCCACACCTCCTACATCCCGACCACGACTTCTAGTGCGGTGCGTAGCGCGGATGTGTGCAGTATTACTGGGAGCAATTTTACGGGGTTTTATAACCAAACTGAAGGCACAATAATTAGTAATGCTCAAATTGCTAATCTTATAGGGGAAAACCGAGGTCTATACGGCATAAATAATAATGGGGCTATCCACGGATTTTTAACATTTTATACTGCTGCTGGCTTTGGTGTTTCATCGCAATCTAGAAATGCTGCAAATACCATTCTTCCCCCAACTTTTTCTAATTTGGCAAATACTCCATTTAAGCGTGGACTTGCTTATAACTCCAGTTCTTGTGGAATATCAAATAACGGTTCGGCAGTAACAACTACTTCTGTTACAACAACTACCCAAACGATGTTGACATTGCAGATAGGTAATATGCTTGGTGGAGCATTTTATTTGTCAGGACACATAGCATCCATCAGCTACTACAAGAAACGCCTGCCCAACGCCAAACTCCAATCACTAACCACATAATGCGCGACTTCCTCTTGCGCTTCGCTTCCAAGGCCATAGCGGAGCAATTCGGCATCACCAATGGCTTCGCTGCGGTAGATGAGAACGGCGAGGTGCAATCGTCTCTCGCGTCCCATGCCCATGCTCTCTGCATCATTGGAGAACATAATGGAGATGGGCAATACTGGGTGCTTTTCCGTGATCTTGTCGGAATCCCGATTCCCGCAGGCGGCGAGCAGTTCATTTTCTGGTCGTCCACCAGCGAAGACCCAAGACCAATCTCTGAAGATGTCCCCAATATCTGGTGGGCATAACTTAACATAACAAATATATGAAAACTACCACACTCGGAATTCTCACTATCGTCGCAACCCTTGCCAATATTGGTGTGCAAGTCCTTAAAGGTGGCGCCCCTGACTTCATGGGCGCATTCGCCGCAGTCACCGCAGGTATCGGACTCATTAAAGCTCGGGACAACAAGTGACAACGGATCAAGGCAGGGATATCTTGCATGGATTTGTTGGGACTGTTGCGCCAGCAGTGGGATTCGTTACCTCGTTTCAAGAGCAACTTGAATGGGGAATGCGAATGACATCGTTGACTATCGGCATTATTGTTGGCATCTTGTCCCTGGCCAAGCTGCTAAGAAAGCGTTGATTCGACATGATGGGTGACTCTGGCATGGAACCTTTGAATGAACCTCCATTCTGGGCAGGTATCGTCGCAACAGTCGTCCTTGCCTCAGTCTGGATTCTATATATCCTATTGAAATACTGACATGGGACAACTTGTAGCAATCTGCATTGGTCATTCAAGAAGCGTCAAGGGACGTATTGAAGGAGGAGCTGTTTCCGTCGGTAACGAATCCGAATGGAGCTACAATCGACAACTTGGCGAAATGGTCGTTGATGTGCTTGGTGAAAAAGCCATTGATACTGTTGAGATTTCAAAATACAATGGTCCAAGCTACGGATCTGCTCAACGGTGGCTAGCCAAAACGCTAAAGGACTGCGGGGCCACTATTGCAATCGAGTTGCACTTCAACTGCTCGGATGATCCAAAGGCAAACGGCCATGAATGGCTTTATTGGAGCACAAGTAAAAACGGGAAGGCACTTGCATCTAGTCTCCACGATAATATGTGCTTGGCCGTCAATGGAATCAAGTCACGCGGAGTAAAACCGAGATTTCAAGGTGATCGTGGATCTGAATTCCTTCATGGGACGCATTGTCCTACGGTGATTTGTGAGACTGGATTTGGAAGTAACCAGAAAGACTGGGATATTATGGTTAGCAAGAAAAACGAGATTGCGCGGGCTATTGCTCATGGAATCATGGACTACCTAGATTAAAAATGGCATTCAAAAAATTCCTGTATTGTGCGGATTCTCACGGTGATCTGATTCACGACGAGTCACGCCGAAAACTTCTAAAGTTCGCCGAGGACTTCAAGCCTCATTACAGAATTCATGGAGGAGACCTTTGGGATTTCTCACCTTTGCGTGGCGGTGCTAGTCCAGAAGATCGTGCAGGTGGCATCTCAGAGGATTACAATGCGGGCATCAAGTTTTTGGATGAATACAAGCCGAACATGCTAACGCTCGGAAACCATGATGATCGAATCTGGCAAATTGGACGAGACAATGCAAACGGAGTCCTTCGTGAACATTGCGCGGAACTCGCCAAGCAGACTGAGATTGAATTTAAGAAGCGCAAAATCACTTGGGTTCCTTATATTGTTGGGAAGTATCTGAAACTTCCTGAAGGCGGTCCGAAATTCATTCACGGATTCAGGTCCTCTATGGTTAGTCCTGCAAAGCTACATCACGCTGACTGGGGTAGCTGTATCCACGGGCATGTTCACAAGCCTGATACTTATGTTGCCACTCATGCTGACGGAGGTTTGTCGATGTCCTCTGGGTGCATTGGTGATATTGAGAAGATGCACTACGCGGACCGTTACTCATCCAAGATGGGGTGGCGGCAAGGGTTTATTTACGGGATGATTAACGATAAAACAGGCGCTTGGCACGCATGGCACGTTATTAAGGAAAATGACGATTGGATTTCCCCAATGGGTGTTTTATGAAAAACGCAAAAACTGAAAAAGCATTAAGCGGGATTGAATGGGCAATCGCTCAATCAATTGGATACCCCCGGCAAAAAGACGAGTTCACTAGTATAGAGTTTTTTGAAATGGGTGGAGGATCGAGTAGGGCGGCAGCAGAGTCTAGGTTGCGGCGAATGGTGTCAAATGGCGCCTTGCTTAAAAGGCCGTTATGTATTGATGGAAGCAGATATATGCTTTACCGGAAAGCATGACAACGCATTGCGAGAAAATGGTCCGAACCGCTCCCGTCAGGAGTTTATTCCAGGTCTGGTAGCTATCTCCAGACGATGGACTCCATCGGGGATGCGGAACGGAAAGTGAAGGCCCGTTAACTCCGGTATGGATTTGGAATCCGTATCGGTCTAGCGGTGGAAGGGTGGTCCAGACGGGCCAAGCTGGATGCCTCACTGCTGAGAAAACACCTCCCGAATTACGCATGCAAGCAGAGGCGCGGGAGGTTTGCTGTCAAATACTACTCTGCTTTCTGAAACTTGTCCAGTTAAAATTTAGTCCGCACCCATTCTCACGGATACGATCCAAGACAGCTGGGGATAATGAGGCAGCTAGCTTTTCCCGCGTGTAGTTCGTAATGATAATCGTTGGCCGTTCGTGAGCATATCTTTCATCAATAATCGAAGTCAATTCACGGTCCTCAAACTCAGTCTTACCGCGCTCTTGCATCTCGTCAATAACAAGCAATCCGGCATCCGTATGCTTTTTGATGATTTGAGTCTCCGAAAACTCCGCGTCTTTCGAGTAGGTTCCGCGAATCTCTCTGAACAAGCCAACTGCGGTCGTGTAAATCGCTGGACGGTCGCGTCTGCCAGTAGTCCATCCGACTCCGCCGACACTCACAGTTGCGTCCATTGGGTTGCATTTCCTCGCCAGTTCCCATGACATCCGGGTCTTCCCTGTCCCGTGCGCCCCATACATCACCACAATGCCCCCAGAATCAATCGTGGCGAGAGCTTGGGTGTAATGTGCCATCCAGCCGTCTCCAGTGGCTTCAGTGGCGTTCTCGTAGCGTTTCGGGAATCCTTTAAGCAGTTTCATGCGTTGATAATCTTGAGCAGTGTCTTGATCGACCTTACTTTTATTTTCTTTGAGTCGATTGTTACAGTTAATCCTTTTTTCCCCATTAGGTTGTCGTAAACATACCATGAAATCCATGAGTCCTTATCCACTACGTCTATTACGCTTGAAATTCCTCTCCAGATAGCATCAAAAAGCGGGCCATTTGGATCTAAACACCCAGCCTCTATTGCTTGGTCGGTTGCTATCCCTAATTTTTCATGGGCGTCAATGATCGTTTTTAATTGTTCTTCGTTTAATTTCATTTGAAGTGCTTATTTAGGATGTTGGTAACGGTGTATCCAGTTCCGCGATGGTTGATTTTCGAGTAATCAACAACTTGTGTCGGCTCGATCTTCTCTGATTCAGCGGTCCTCACAAGAAGCTCAAGAGCCTTTGACGGGACGATTCCCTCTCTCTTGGCAAGCCGTTGAATCCGCTGGTATGTCTCGTAGGTTAGTCGAAATGATGCGGTAATTCGCTGTTCCCAAGGCTTGAGTCTTGGTCTTCCGGCAATGATTTTGAATCCGTTGTCTTTAGTGTGGTTTGACATTCTGTTTTTCTGAATATGTTGTCGTAGTTTTGTCCGTAGATTTCGGCATCGACTGGCCTTGGTGAATCCCCTTTCCCCGCGCTCATTTTGCTTTATGAAGTAAAATGATTTTGTATTTGGCAAAACTCTTCCCGTTTTGCTTGATGGTGTGGGTAATGATTGGAATTCCTATCTTGCGAAGTTCATTGATCCTTGCCGACAGCCTCATGCAACCCCACTTTTCAAGTGCCTGAATCTGGGTAATTCCGTATCCGCGCCATAGCCATGATTCTAGTTTTTCGGTCACACTCTTTTTCATAGTTTGTTATAGTTGTATGTTTCTTCGCTTGGTGAAAAGTTGAATTTGTCTGTAAGTTCGATCATGATTGCGTCATAAACGCATGTCTCAATGTGGTCGAATGCGGGGTCGTC